AAACTGTTGGGACTACCTTTGCTGGCTCTGACGAGCTCGTATCTAGTTGTCTGAGGAATCTCGACAAAGTATCGAGTATCCTCTGCGCAGAACTGGGGGAATATAAGCCCTCAGAATGGCGCTTCAGACACGGGCCTGGCGCAATATCACAAGCAACTGGCACGACCAACAAATATCATTGGTACGGCTGGTCAGATAGCTTGGAATCCGTGTTCCCGATTGCTGACTGTGGATACCACAGTTATAGCAGTTGGGCTGATATGGAGAATCAACCGGCTCAAGAGGGTTATATACCTAAGAGCAGGTTGGTTGCTGTCCCGAAGACTTACGAAAAGCCTCGGCTCATTGCCGCAGAGCCTGTCGAGCATCAGTGGTGCCAACAAAACTGTTGGGACTACCTTTGCAGCAGGGTGCAAAACGGCTGGATTAGTAAGTTTGTTCGTTTTCGCGACCAAACTCTAAATCAACGTCTGTGCCTTGCAGGTTCAAGGGACGGTACTCTATGCACTGTTGACTTATCGTCAGCTAGTGACAGAGTGTCCTGTCATGCAGTGGGGAACTTCTTGCGGTCCCATATAGGACTGCTCGACGCCCTACGCGCAACACGTACCCGTATTCTCGAACAGAAGCTTTCAAAGGCTTCGCCTCGAGAGTTGAACTTGCGAAAGTTCTCTACTATGGGTAGCGCTGTAACTTTCCCAATGGAATCACTGTTATTCCTGGCGATTGCCCTATCCGCGACCCTTACGGATCGCGGGGACGATATCACCAGGGATAGCATACTATCCTTAGAGGAAAGCGTGGCCGTATTTGGCGACGATATAATCGTCCCAAGTAGTAGCCGGAACCTACTCCAGCGGGTACTTGAAGTTCTTGACTTCAAGGTCAATACTAGCAAGAGTTTTTCGGAAGGTTTCTTCCGGGAATCTTGCGGTGTCGACTGTTTTAGGGGGGAATTTGTAACACCCACCTATTTACGGACCTTGCGAGTAGATACACCTGAATTGGTAGTGAGTGCGGTGGATACAGC